GGTATGGAACCTTCGTCGACTGACTCTGTCATTGCGACGTTGGATCCATTTCATGATTCTGAGCTTGACCCTTTGGGTTGGCCGGATTTGACGGCGTCTAACTCCGTTGTGCAGTGTATTAAGCAGTCTGTTACTATACAGGCACCAGGCGGCATAACAGGAACCGCCTTGTGGGATTGCCACATCTTTAATTCGCCGTACTTCAATAATTTGGCGTACGGTGTTGATGGGTTAACCGCGCCGGATTCATATGTGAATGTCGGCTACGGCACACCTTCGGCGGGCGTTATTGTTAATTTCGCTCAGCCGAGTGGAGCGAGTGGTGGGTCTCTTTTTGGGATTAATATTCACTCGCAGCCCACTAATGCTAATACGAATCCTTTTACCGGGCCAACCGCTGGAACGGCTGGTACCAATACTATGCAACATATGTCGATTAACACGCGATATAATCGTGGTGCTTCTCGAGTATTTGCATCCGGAATTGAGATTCATAATACTACAGCTGACCTGACCAAGCAGGGATCAATGCTGGTTTACCGTCAACCACTCGATGACAATGCTTTTAAGAGCACTGTCAATTGGGGTCGTGTGACGGCGGTTTCTATTGGAGCGAGCGGAAATTTTTTGGGTGTTACTGCAGTTGATACTGCATTTGTCCCACTTCCGCCGATTTCTCCTTCTGCCGCGTTGCTTTTAAAAGGCTCGCGTCAGTGGGAAGCGAGAGACGGTGCTTACCAGGTTCATGGTTTGCATAATGTGCAACTTCCGACTAATGGTCAGACGTTCACTGTTCCCTCGTATTATCCTACTACCCCGCAAGATGCTATACAGTTTTCAACTGCTCTTGCGCCGGCAGTCACCGTTGTTGGGTTTCCTGTTATCAGCGTTGCTCAGTCTTTTTGGACTGAGTTTGATACGTCTGGTACTTGGTGTACAGGATTATCTGCTTCAACAACGCTCACTATAAATTGGAATGTTTATATTGAGCGTTTTCCGTCTCAACTGGATATCGACTTGGTTGTGTTGGCTCGTGCTAGTCCAACGTATGATCCCAAGGCGTTACAGTTCATATCTGAGACGGTTCGTCATCTCCCACCCGGTGTAAAGGTTGGAGATAACGATACTGGTAGTTGGTTCGCTGATCTGATTCAGACAGGAGCCGACTACATTGCGCCGCTGTTAAAAGCGGTGCCCCATCCGTACGCTCAGGGGATCAGTGCTGCACTTGAAGGAGGTGCAGCTATGACCAAAGCGTTCCGGTCTAAACCGGCAGCTGAGCGTGCGGCGATTAATAACGTCGCAAAAGCCGAAATTAGGAATATCGGTGCGAGTGGGGGTAAGAAGGCAGCGAAGATTCTTCGGATTGTGGAGTCACA